AATATGCTAAAAAGAATAATAGAGAACATTTAAAAACTTTAGAAGGTATAAGAGTTTTATATAATAAAGATTATTTATTAGAGCAAGAGGTGGTTTAATGAATATATCTGATTTAAAGGGATTACAATGGGCTAGAGATGTAGTAGATAATAGGTTTAAATCGAATGTCTGGATTAAAAAATCATGTGAGAAATATATTAATCTAATAGAAAACTTACAACATGAAGAGGATTTTAAGTATTATTTTGACTTAAAAGAGGCTAATGATATATACAATATGCTTAGATTTATTAATTTTGGAAGTGGAATGTATATGGGTAAACCATTTTCAGAATATTTAGTTGGTTATCAATGGTTTATTTTAGAGAATATATTTTGTTGGTTTAGTAAAACCGAAGGTAGAAATGATAGAATGATACAAGAAGTAGTGTTGCAAATGGGTAGGAAATCTTCAAAAAGTGTTCTAATATCACTAATAGAAATAATTATAATGCTTAGAAGTCCAAAGTTTTCACACCATGCAATAGCTGGTAAGAATAAAGGTATATCAGAGCTTATTGTAAAAGATATGGAACGTATAATAAAAAGTTCACCTTCAATTCAAAAATATTTTAAAATAACTAAAGACCAAATTTTGTGTAAAAGGAATGAAAGTTTTTGTACTCCATTAGCTGGAAATCCTTCAAGTCTTGACGGTAGATTATTAACTTCATTTTGTGTTGATGAAACGGCTATATTGCCTAACATGGATTTAATTTCAGTATTAAAATTATCTCAAATGTCTGTAGCTGGGAGTAGATTAGCTTTTTATATATCAACTTGCAACTTTATAGAACATAATCCATTTTATGAGCTTGTAGATTATAATAAAAAAATATTAGACGGTACTATTGAAGATGATTATAGGAACTTTGCTCTTATATTTGAATTAGATGCAGGTGATGATTATAAAGACCCAAGTAACTGGATTAAGAGTTCGCCTTTACAAGCAACTATTCCAAGTGGTATGGAGTTCTTAAAATCAGAATTTAATAAGGCCTTAGAAATACCAAGTAAAATGCAAGAGTTTAGAGTTAAGATATTAAATGAACGTTTAGCTGGAGCAGGATTAGAAGGATTTGTAGATATAGAAACATTAAGAAAATGCAAGATAGAAGAAGATGAAAGTTTTTGGTATGGTAAAGAAGTTTATATAGGACTGGATTTAAGCCAAACTACTGATTTAACTTCAGTTTGCATACTCCATTATAGTTATGAAGAGGATTTAATATATTGTAAATCTTGGGGATTCTTACCTACTGATATAGTTTCAGAAAAACAAGCTATGGAAAAAGTAGATTATAGAAGATATATTGATAAAAATTGGTGTATAACTTCAGGAGATTTAGTTATTCGATATGATGTTATAGAGGATTTCATAACTGATTTAGAGCAAAGATACGGAGTTAGAATAGTTCAAATAGGTTATGATAGATTTAATGCCATAAGTACGGCTAATAGACTTGAAAAAGAAGGATATGAAGTAACTGAAGTTAGACAACATTCGAGTACATTAGGAATGTCTATAAAAACATTAGAAGAATATATATTAAACGGTAAATTTAGATATATGGAAAATGAGCTATTAGAAATACATTTTAGTAATTTAAGAGTAGCTTATGACACAAATATGAATAAATATTTCCACAAAAAGAAGTCAAACGGAAGAATAGATTGTGTGTTTGCTTTAATAACTGGATTGTATTTATTAAACTTAGAAATGATACAGAATACAATGAATGAAGAATTTATGATAGTTTAGAAAGGAAGAAACATGGGATTATTAGATATATTTAGTAGTAGTGAGAAGAGAAGTTTAGAAACTGATTCACAACCTACTACTATGAAAGAATTACAGAACTTAATTAGTGATTCTATAAGTGATGATGTAGATACTTCAGATGATGCTATAAAGAAAATACCAAGTGTAAATGCTTGTGTGGATTTAATTTCATCATTGGTAGCATCACTTGATATTGAGCTATATGAGAAAAAAGAAGGTAAGATAAAGGAAATAGTTGATGATAAAAGATTATTCTTATTAAACCAAGAAACAGAAGAATTTATGACGGCTTATCAATCAAGGAAGTTATTTATTAAAGATATGCTTTTATATGGTTCAGCATTCCTTTATAGAAAACAAGTAGGAATAAATGAAGAAGAGCTAATATATTTAGATAGAAGTAAAATATCATTCTTTACAAATGAAAAAGATAAAGATTTTGATATTCTTATAGATGGTAAAAGAATACCTTCATATGATTTAGTATATGCACTTAGAAACTCATATAAAGTAAATAAAGCAACTTCTATATTAGATGATAATAAAGAATTATTTAAAAATATATTATATGCTAATCAATACAAAAAGAGCTTAACTATGTCAGGAGGACTACAGAAGATTCTAGTGCAACCTAAGAAAGCATTAGGTAGAGAGTTTTTAAGTAGCTTATCACAAAAGATAAAAGCATTATATAAAGGAAATGATAATGTATTAGTTTTAAATAGTGATGTTAATATAACTCCAATAGCTAGTGATAAAACTGTAAATGTAGATACATTATCAAATAAATATGATGATGAAGTTAAGAATGTATTTGGAGTACCAACTAATGTATTAGAAGGTACTTGTACTGATGAACAATTTAATAATTTTATAAAGGTACAAATATTACCTTTATTAATACAACTAGAGCAAACTTATAACAAAACACTTTTAACTACTGAAGAGAAGAAAACAAAATACTTCAAATTCAATGTAGATAGTTTATTGAGAACTGGATTAAAAGAACGTTATGAAAGTTATGCAATAGCTATAAAGAATGGAATACTTACTACAAATGAATGTAGAGAGCTTGAAGGATATGAACCAATAGAAGGGTTACAAGGAATTTTAAGATTAAATCTAGCAGATAGTTTATTAGACACAAATAGTAATAAACTTATAAATATAAATACAAATAGTATTATGGATATATCAACAGGACAAATAACAAGTATAAACCAAGAATAAGTATAAATTAAATATAAAGCACTCAAACCAAATGAATGAATTTGGTTTAATTGTAGTGCATTTAAATAAATAAATTAAAGAAAAGAGGAAAAATAATATGTCAAAACAAAAAGATAAGTTAATAGAAAAACTTGATAAAAGATTACAAAAGGTAGAGTTATTTGGAATAGTAACTGAAGAGGACGCAACTGAAATAAGAAATATAAAAAGTGCTTTAGATGGACTTAAAGTATTAGCAGAAGAAAAAGTAACTGAAGAAGTTTCAAGAGAAGAATTAGTAATAAGAGCTTTAGAAAACTATGCTAGAGAAGGTGAATTTATAGAAGAAGATAGAAGAAGTTTACAATCTACTGTAAACGGTGAGTTATTACCAATAACAATAGAAGGTTCTATAAAAGAAAAATTATATCAAAGTTGCGACATACTTTCACAAGCAACAGTATATAACACAAAAGGAACATTAAGATTTATAGTTGAAAATGATATAGCAGAGGCAGATTTAGTAGCAGAAGGTAGAGCATTTGGAGAACAAGACCCAACATTTGAAACAGTAGAATTAAAATTCCATAAAATAGCTACTTCAGTTAAAGTAACTACTGAATTATTAAATAATTCTGATATAGATTTAGGTGAATATTTATTAAATGTTATAGCTAAGAGAATAGTTCGAGCTATGAATAAGTATTTTATAAATGGTAATGGATTATTACAACCACAAGGTTTAATAAATGGTACTCAAATAGTTAGATTAGCTAATCCTGATACAATAACTATAGATGATTGTATAGCTATACAAACTAGCATGAATCCTGAATATCTTACTGGAGCATCTTGGATAGTATCAAAATCAACATTTGTAAAATTAGCTCAAATGAAGGACGGTATGAATAAGCCATTCTTAACTACTGATGTTATAAATGATAAGATTTCTTACAAGTTATTAGGACTTCCAGTAGTAGTTGATAACAATGTACCAGCTTTAGCAACAACAAATAAAGCTATAATATTAGCAAACATAAAAGAATGTTATGCCGTAAATATGCCTAAAGAACTAACAATAAAACATATGGTAGAGAACGGATTTACACAAGGTTATGAAGAAATAGGAGCATATGTTTTAGTAGATGGAAAAATAGTTAATCAACAAGCATTAGTTGTTGGACAATGTGCTTAATAATTAAATAGGTTTATATATTAGGGAATAGTTAAATCTATTCCCTTTTTATTATTAATGAAAGGATAAAAGATATGTTTGATAAATATTTTAAATTAACAGAAGAAATACAACAACAATATCAAGACAAACAACAACAAGAAGAAGAGCTAAATGCCGTAAAAAATTATTTATCAGTTTATCATGATGAAGATGATAATTTAATAAAAGGTTTAATATTAGCTAGTAAAAAGTATATATTAGATTATACTGGATTAACAGAAGAGCAATATACAACACATGAGAATAGTTTAAAAGTAGCTTTATATATGTTAGTTAGTCAATTTTATGATAATAGAAGTATGCAAAGTTCACAATTAAAAGAAAATAGTGCAATAGATAGTATATTAGGTTTATATAGAAGTAATTTAGTACCTGAAGAGGTGAATAATTAATGTCTTATACAATAAATTGTGGTGAGTTTAAACACCCAATAACAATATTAAGAGTAATTAATGAAAGAGATTCTAATTATATACCAATAAAAACTACTGAAGAATATTTTAAATGTAGAGCTAAGATAAACAATTATAGAAGTACCGAGGGATTAATTAATAATGGTACTTTAGCAACTGAAGTAAAAAAGTTTTGGTTTAGATACTGTAATAGTAAACCAATAGATTATTCAAATATAATCCTTCATAATGGAGTTGAATATGAAATAATAGGTATCAACCATATAGAAGAAGGATTTAAATATTATGAAATTACTGCTCAAAGGAAAATATAATCATGGCAATAGATATAAAAGGTTTAGATAGGATATTAAGAAATTTAGATTATTTAGATGTTGATACAAAGAAATCAACTAAAAAAGCAATAGATAAGGCTTTAGAAGATACTCTTCCAATATTAAAAGAAAATAGTCCTGAAGATAGTGGACAATCTAGAAATCATTTATCAATAGAAGGTAAAGGAGCTAAGAAATATAGAAACTCTACTTGGGGAAAAATGGGTATTACTTCAGAGAATTGGGAGAAAACAAAAGGTTTATGGTTTAATCACCATTCATTCTATAATCATGGACTTAATTTCAATGGTCAATTTAAAATAGAAAATAATGTTGGTTTCTTCGATAGAGCTGGTGATAAAGTCTTACCTAAAGCAGAAAATATTATAATAGATGAACTTAATACAGAAATTAAAAAGCATCTATAGAAGGAAGTGATAGTATAATGTTAGATAAATTAGTTCAATTATTAGAACGAGGAACACAATTAAAAGTATTTAATGTGGAAAGACCACAACATGAATATAATGCTATTGTATTAAACATAGAAGAAATACCAACGGCTTATTATGATGATATAGATAATGCTACTAATTACAGAATATATTTAAATCTAGTAACTCAAAATAACATTGGAGAATTAAAAGATAGAATAAGAAAAATCCTTAGAGATAATGGTTATATTATACAAAGAATAAGTCCAGCATTTAAAGGACAAGATGTTCCATTTTACCAACAACAATTTACTATTTTAGTACAAGAGGATTATTAAAATGAAGAAAATAGTTATAAATGGAACAAAAAGTTCCTTATCTGTAAATTTATATTCCATTTATAATACTACTTTGGACTTAAATATAACAACTCCTAACTTAATAGAACGTTTAAGTGAATTGGATTTAGAAGTATATTCAGTATTTGTTTTCCATTGTTTAAATCAAAATAATGAATGTATAGAATATGATGATATATTAGATTTAAGTTTAGAAGAGTTTATACATTTAGTAGAAGTAACTAATAAAGAATTATCTAAAGCTATGCCTAAAGGTAAAGAAGAGGATAATAATTCAAGCTCCAATGATAATTCAGAAGAGGATTGGGATTTTTCATACCTTCAATATATATGGAACACTTTATTAAATAGAAGTACAGACTTTTTAAAAGAAACTCCAAGAAATATAATGGAGCAATTTGATATATATAAGAAGGTAAATGGATTAGAAGAAACTACTGAAGGTGGAAATAAAAAATCTAAGGTAGTTGAAAAATATATAGATGAGATTAGCTGGTAGAAGGTTTATTGATTTAAACCTTCTTTTTATTATGTAAAAATTTATAAATAGAAGGAAGTGAGAAAAAATATTATGGCAAGTAATACAAATGAGCTATTGATTAGCTTGGGTATAGATACTGGTGGTTTTGATAAAGCATTAAAGAATGTTCAAAAGCAAACTAAAAATCTTGAAGGACACTTTAAAGAATCAACAAAAGCATT